TACGGACTTGACGTACACCAACTCATCACCGATCTCAGCCAAACCCCGGCTGATACTGCCAGCCTCATCAATTGTCAGGGTTGTGTCAGAGTCCGTTGCCGACTGAGTGAGAACCGTGATTGCTTCCTGGTTCTTCACATACGAGGACACCTCAGCAAGAGTGTCCTCGATGATTTCCGAAAAAGTGCTCACGCTTTCACCGCCCGACCGAGGACATCGGAGGCCTTCACCGCAGCACTAATGTCCTTCATCTTTGTAGTTCTCGGCTGAATACCGTCTTTGCGTGCATCCCGATACGCATTCAGTTCCTTGTCGTTCGCGTGGGACCAAGCGCGAATGTGCATGTCTTGGTAAGCAAGCGTGCTGGCTTTGCAGCCAAAGCAACCCTCCACATAAACTTGATGTGTTCGTTCACGATGCAGCGACATCACAACTCCGAGATGTATTCGCCATAACCAGCGGCAGTCAGTTCCGTCGCCAGTTCGTTTGAGATTTCAATGTCGTAGCCGCCCCGAAGCACAACGTCGCAGGTCGCCAGGAAGTCCCCCTGCGGAGTCATGATCGTCCGCCAGGTTCCATCCTTCTTCACGACCGTTTGGCCGATAGGCCACGACGTAAACCACAGATCGTCTGGACGGCCACGCTTGTATGTGAGCGTGGGTCCGCGCCACAAGTTAGGCATTGTTCCTCGCCCAAGCGTTGTCAACAAGGTTCGGGTATTTACGACCAGCGGCTTTCGCTCGCGCACGCGCCTTGCGGATCTGCGCTGGCGTTAGCGGCTGTGACTTCTTCTTGGGATTCTTCTTCTCCCAAAAAGGCTTCTTCACTTCTTGTGTTCCACCTTCTGCGTGGGAATCTTCCCGCCCTTGGCGTTATTCCCCGGGATGATTGCGTCGTTTACATCCTTGCAACCACACGAAGCACACATAGAAACTCCTCGATTGAGTGGGGAGGGGGCCACTCGTGGCGACCCCCTCCCATTGATCTAGTTTGTGACTAGATGCTGGATGTGCAGGTGATGACGTAACGAGCCTCGGGACGATAGATGTTCCATCCGAGAAGCCCCTTCCAGCCGACAGACCGGAAGCGCATCAACTTGTCAGTCACCGGAGAGATGACGGACTTCGGCTCATAGGTCACAGCCTCAAGAAGAGCCTGCTTACCCATGATGATGACCTTGTGGTCGAGGCTGGAAGCAGTTCCAGCCGGGTCCACCGCAGCGGAGGCCACGTTCGATGCCGTCTTTGCAAACGAGAACGTGGTGCTCGTAACAGCGGTGATGGTGTGAGAGCCATTGAATGTGGCGTCCACACCGGCCACGGTCACAGACTCGCCAACCTCAAAGCCGTGTGCGGCAGAGGTGGTGAGGGTTGCGACGTTGCTGGTCAATGCCTTGTTGGTGACCGAGCGGGTAGCGCTGGCGGCTTGTTCAACACGAGCGGACTCGATGAACTTGACACCCTCGTACACGCCGACCTCGCCTGACCAGATGTTGCCAACGCCAGCCTCGGTGTAGGTATGCGGCTCGCGCCAGACGTTTGCACCAGACGCAGCGGCCTCCGTGCGGAGGTCGTAGGAAACGTCCGGGTGCAGCATTCCGACATAGAACGCACCATCACGGGGCTGCACGTTCTGACCACGCAACTTGGCAACAGCACGACGAACATCGGCTGCCTGCAAGGTGGTGGTAGCGGCGGTGGTCTTGTCGACACCGTTCACGACTGCCTCGTCATCGGCACTCGAACCCGCGAAACGACCAGTTGCCTTGTTAACAAGCACGTTGTACACCAGTGCGTCGAGCGAATCGCGCAGGTTGTAACTGAGCATGTCAGCCACGGCGGGGTCGATTGCGGACAGGGATTCGAGAGCGAGGCGCTCCGTGGTGGTGACGGCATTGCCGTACTCGTTGACGGTGACCTGAACCTTGTTGGTGTTGTTGAGTGCAACAGCGTCAACGTCCACAGTCTCGGTAAGCGCAGAGGTCACGCGAGACAGGTCGTTGTGCAGTTGGAACACAACAGTCGCACCAGGGTTGGTCACGTCAACAGGCCGCTTGTCCGCGAACTTGCGGAACATCGGCTCGCTGCGGAGGTTGAACTCCACATACTTGTCGTACGCTGTCTGAATTAGATTGGTCAGCGTACTCGTCGACGTAGTAGCCATGAGTTATGACTGCTTTCTCTGAGTTGTTATTGGACTTGTCAGCCCTTCAGGATTGCCGCCAACTCCTCTGGAGTTGAGGCTGCCTGGATCTTTGCTTCCAGGCCTTGACCCACGGTTGGGTCAATGCCGCCTTCCTCTACGGCTGACATCAGTTCGGCGGCTTGAACCGACTCAGGCTTCTCATTTGAGCCTTCGTCGCCCACGGCCTCAATGCCGAACACCTCTCCGTACTCGCCGATCCACGCTTGCAGATCATCCATGTCCTCAACTTCGTCGGGGACAAACGCTGAAACCTTCGGGTTCACACCCATTTCTTGTAGCGCTTCTGAGATTTCCTGGTCGCGAGTCATCGACAGGAACTCGTCAAGGTATTCGTCCCGCTCCTTCAATGCAGCGGAGAGTTCTTTCACCTGCTTCCGCAGATCCTTGACCAGATCAGTTCCCTGATCGTCATCGAAATCGAACTCGTCATATTCGGCCATTTCAACTCCCTTTTCTCGTATGGCCCATCTCGGGTTGCACCCACCCACACAGGCAACAAGGGGCTATTGCCTATGGCTGTGAATGACGTTCGGACTTGTACACCTGCCGGGGCCGACCGATCCGGCTAGGGGTGGACGCGCCCGGAATCGAACCGGGGTAGGAAAGCGCAACGCCGTCCGGCGTAGCGACTTACATCCTCTGACCTTTCGCGCCCCGCAGAACTAAACGTCCTGCATCCGTCGCAGCGAGCGACGGTCAAGAGCAGACTCTTGGCTGAATGCTGCTCGTTCCTTTGATGCGAACTTCCGACGCTTCATGCCGGACTCCACACCGCCAGAAAGACTCAAAGTTTCCTTCACCAGATCCTTGAAGTCCAACGGCTGCCCGTACAGGGAGCCAAGTCTTTGTAGATCTGCGTCTGCCGCACCAGCCATCTGGAAAGCACCCTCGGCCTGATCCTTCTTGCCCAGGTCAACAATCTCTTCCGCCAACTCGCGCTCAACACCAAGGTTCTGGCGATCAGCCATGCCACCAACCTCGGAGGCCGAGTAGATGCGCTGCAACTGATCGGCGCTATTCAAGCCGAATGCGCCCTGCATACTGCGGGCGTTGATGACTGGCATTGCCCTCGTCGGGTCCAGCAGGTACGCAACTAGATCACTCTTGGTCAGGTTGTAATACTGCTGCAACGCGTTCACAACCGAAGCGTCCGCTTCATTCAACGCTGATGCTGCCGTATCGACACGCGAGGTGAACTCCGACGCGCTGATGCTGTTGGAGATCAGGTTTACGAAATCGTCAGGGGAATCGTAGAAACCCTCCGGCATCGAGCGTTCCTGCAAGATGTTCCGGTACGTGTTCTCCAAGTCGATGTATTCCTTGGGTGACAGCAATCGGTCGCCTGGGCGACCTTGACCGTCAGCGATGCGCTTGCGGATAACTTCGTTCGCCTTGAACCGCTGCTTGTAGGCATCAGAGTTGTAGATCGAGTTGAGGATTTGACCCTCGGACGGGTTGATGTTGCTGTTGTAAACTTGGTCAATCGTTGCCATCAATTTGTCAACAAAAGCGCTATCAAGACCAGCGTTGCGGAAGATGTCGGCTGCTGCTTCACCGGCAGACTTGTCCGTCCACTCGTCAATAACTTCCTGTGAGCCATCGGAGTAGTAGGCAATGATCTGAACCTTGCCACCGTAGGTGCGCTTGGTCTGCGTTGATTGCAGGGTACGTGGAGGCGGAGGTGGGGGCTGCGGTGTACCGGAAGCACCAATGCTGTTCGCCCAGTCAACGAACGCCTGCGGTGCAGGCTGATCGCCGGGCGTAAAGACGGCAGAGCCGTCACCAGGATTCAGGCCGTTGTAGGTGACAGACGGTGCCTGCACAGCAGCAGCGTCCAAGGGGTTGGCTCCACCGCCACCACCAGAAATCTGCGCGTTCAGATCGCGCATACCCTGCGCCATGCGCCTCATTTGCGCTGCTGAAATAGGAGGCATATCTCACCTAACCCAAGAAGCCGAAGTCTTTGAGAATCCTGCTTGCCAAGCCCGTGTACTCCGTTTTGGCTGTACCCGTGTACTGCCAGCGCGGATCGCGCCTGGCAGCCAACTTCGCGTCATACAAACTCATCGGCTTGAAGTTTCCGCCTTCGTCCACGTTGTTCAAGACCTGCTGCACGAGGTTGTCATCAAAACTCAAAGAGCCAGTATCAAACTCAAGAACCTCGGCAATGGCCTTCATGTACGGATCAGCCGCCTGCCGCAGCGTTAGACCACGAGACAACTGCTGCTGCAAACCAGGGAAACGGGACATCGCATAGTTGATGACCTCATCGTCCAGATCCTCAGTTGTTGTCTCGCGACCCGCAAGGCGCTTCACCGCATTCTCAAACCA